CTTTGCCCCCGCTATTCCAATTCTCGACCATCCAATCCACCGATTGAGGCTTCGGAGTAGAGCCACCTGTATTACCCATGCTTCCTGCACCGCCACCTGAGGCGCGCACAAAGTGTGGGTTAACAGTTAAAAATTCTGTAACCATCTCATCGACAGATAACAGATCACCTTTATCATTATATCTAGGTGTTCCGTTATTATCTACAATCTCGACCACCCCATCTTCATTTAGTCGAGTGCTACCTTTCAGTAGCGCGGTTACTTGTGCTGTATCAACTGCGTTATTCCGACTAGCCGCACTGGTTAACTGTCCATCAATTAACGTCTCTTGCAACCTAGTCTTGTAACTGTTGATAACTGCATCTTTCTTCTCGACAGTATTCTTCAAGATAGAATCAAACTCTCCGCGCTGTTTCTGTTGCTCAATCTCAGCCTGTTCCTTTTGAGTAAGTAGCTCTTTAGCTTCATCTAAGTTGATGCCACCTAGCTTCTTATCAAACTTGCGCTGTTCTCTAGCAATCCGATCAGCTACGATTCGGTCTAGTTCTTCTTGTGAAAATGTCTTTGCCTGGGTTTCTACTGCCGCTGTTTCAGTCTCAGCTTCTTCTATGGTTTCCATGATTGTATCGCTCATGTTGCGTGCCTCACTAGGAGTAGTTGGTGAATCGTTAGTTTAACACAAGTTATTTCTTTGTCTTGCGTTTCTTTTTCTTAGGTCTTCCGACCTTGCTTCCGTATGTTCCTGCGCCTTTTGGCATAGCTTAATCCTCTAGGTATCAATACCTTTTGGTATCTCTTGCTCAATGTATGGGATTCCAGTTTCAAGCGCATCTACTATTCTATCTATAAGATCGCCACTACCTGCAAACTTAATACCAGTTACAATTGGATAATGCCCAAACTTCTCTTTATGTAATTCTCTCAACTGCTGAAATGTCAAAGGTTTCATTATTCTAACGCCTCATCTATTAACTCATCAAATCTCTTCCCCATTGCAGGTGTGTATTTCATAACGTGCGACTCCCAAAAGGGGGTGTTGCGTAAGGCGTAAAGGTTTGCAAAGGATTCTTTATATCGCATTCCTTTATCTTTGAAGTAGTCACTTCCATGCGCGTAACCGCCAAAATTATCGCCCATATAACCATGTGTCATTGCATCAATTATATCGCTAAAGTTTCCAAGTTCTCTGTCTTTAACTATTTCCTTGCTATACATTGTAGAGCCTTTTGAAAATACCTTTACATCATAAATATCTTCTTTTATAGACCTTATAGCATCGTCTTTTGTCTTACGCGCGACTAGCTTGTTTCTTCTTCTGTCACTCTCAAACGCTTTAACAAAGCCATCATCTGCCTCACTGATTGCAGTATTTTGAAAATTATACTTCTTTGTAGCAAGCTCATAATCTATATGATGCCCATACTCATGGCGCATAATTGCACCACCTGCAACCTCTGGGTCACTAAATACAAGTTTTTCTGATCTTCTATAAAACGCCTCATTCTCTGGGTCAACAGTTGATTCAAGCATTACCTTTGGTTGATCTAGCTTCTTCTGTAGTGCTAATTGCTTTGCAGTTACCGCGCTCATTGTTTTCTGTATCTTAGCCTTTGCGCCTTTGTCTTTAGCGCGTATCTCTGATGCAACCACAAACTCGTCAGCCTTTATAGTATCTAGCTCATCAACCTGCTCTTCTTCTAGCTCATCATCAAATACTGGTCTGAATCTATGCCTACAGTTATAACCACCTGCTGTAGCAAACGCGTTTGAACTGCTTTTTCCTGTCCACTCACCCTGCCAAATCTCATTGATCTCATCAATCGTGTAAACCTTATCAACGTGCCTAGCACAAAACGATCTTGTCTTACTGTCATCAGAGCCGCGATACTTAAACTTCTCTGCACCTGAGTCTAGTGCTATCTTGGTATTTACTGCGCGATCAAACTGCATTAAAGAATCATGCACCTGCTGACTAGCGTATCTAGCCATATCCTTGCCAACTACCTCTCTAACCGCATTAACACTGTTAGCAAATGTTGCGCCAGTCAGTGTGCTTTCATAAACCTGCTTAGAGATTATATCTAAATGCTCTGCGCCTAAGTCTTCAAATCCCTGAAAGGTCATCTGCTGTAGCTGACCTATTACATCTTGGTCTAACTGTACAATGTCTCCATACTCGCCAAGCATCGTTGCCGCATCTACTGCCACTTGATCGTAGTCTCTGATGATGCTGTCTACTTCTGTCAGGTAGTCTTCATTGATTGCTTGTCTTAACTCATTACGCGCATTAACCGCCCATTCTAAGTCAAACAGCTTGCCATCTTGTAGAGGCGCAGTAGCTACTAGGTCAGCAATCCTATTCTCAAGAGTTACTAGCGATTCAGCTAGTTTCTTCTGATGCGTATCAGCTAAGGTATCTAAAGCATCAAAGTGATCGGTATCAGCCGCCACTTACAACAGTCTCATCTGCAAAGTTACCAATACGCTGTGAACCTGCATCAATCTCGTTATGCGACTTAGCAAGCATATCATCATCAAGCACTAGATCAGCTATCTTCTTATCAATCTCTTTGTTTAATGTTTCAGACTGTACGCCAGTCGCTCTCATCTGCTGTAGGAACACTAGCTCTTTGTCGTAGTCTCTAAGGTCGAACGCATCAGGGTAAAATACTTCTACGTCATTGGTTACTTGTTGCCAATGGCAGAACAGGTCAAATATCTGCTCTTCTGCTAATTCCAATATGTCTGCTTTCTCAGCTAATTTAGCGTTAAGCATCTGGAACTCTGTCTGCATAGCCACGCCTGACTGTGTCATTGCCTCTGTGCCTCGCACTGCGCCCATGTGAGCCATGCGGTTGATAGATTCTACCTTGTCAGAAATAGAGGCTCTAACAGCATCTAGGTTAGCCCCTGATGGTTGCATCTGGTATGGCTTTAGGTTGCCATCCATATCATCAGGTAAGTTAATCACTGCGCCTGCACCTGCACTAGCATCAGTCTCAAACGTCTTAACTAGTGTTGGGTGGTTACTGATACGAATCAACTGCTCTACTTCTGATAACTCTTGATAGATAGCGCGTTGCATATACGACACATCAGAAATATCGCTTGTACCAATACCACGAATCTGTGATCTCTGGGCAGGAACAAAAATAGCAGGTATCTTGCCTAGTGCGTTATCAATCTCTTCAATCTTTTGCTCGCCATTATTAGTAGCGCGCCATGTTTCAATTGTATCTTCACGCCAGACTCTGTAATAGACCTCTGTCTCTGTTTCGTTGATGCGGTCTACTGATTCCCTTACCTTTAGATAAACGAGCTTAAAACGACCGCTAGGCGTTCTCTCGTACTTCCAGTCAAATACGTTTTCAGGTGTGATCATTGTCATGTAGGGGCGAATCTCTTGATCTAGTTCTTCTGCCCTTGTAGCCGCATTAGACTGAGGCTTATCAATCATTAACCAAACGTGTCCATATACGCTAGACCATATCTGCGCTTGTCGCATAAACGCATCAAAAGAGCGACCATCAAGATCAGCATCTTTCATAAATGGTTCTAGTGCGGCATTGTTGGTTAGGCTGTTGAATGCTCTGGTTGGCGGTACGCGCCATAGAAAGCTAGAGTAGATATGGACAATGTTCTTGCAGTGGTTGTCCATCGGGGTAAGGTCTAAACGTCTAGCATATTCGTCTTTGTCTTCCGAGATGTAGCTTGTTAGGTAGCCGCCATCTTTATAATCTTCTCCACCCATGTAGCTTCTTAGATAGAACGACCATCTGTGCTTGTAGTCATCATATATTGGGTGTGTGTTATCGATCTCTCTTGTTTCCATCAAGTCCACCTAGTCGGTTGCGGGGTGTTATATTCGGTTCTAATTGGGAACAAATACTCTACTAGATAGCCTAACGCATCATTCATATGGTCAGTGCCATCCTTGTTAGGAATACTTGTACCCTCTTTATAAGTCTGTCTTTCTAAACTCTTGATCGTTTGCTTGCACTTAGGGCTAACAAACAAATGTCGCTCACCATCACCTGACAGTAAACGACTATTAACCGCATTGATTCTATCCC